GGTCTCGACCTTCGGTTTCACACGACACGACCCGGCCCGCAAATCGTCGCCGAACCACGAATAGATCAATGAAACCGAGGCCAGGTTCGGCAGCACATCGCGCAGCTGCTCCAATGACTTGTTGAAATCCGTGCCGCCGCCCTCGGAACTGACATTGGCCGCCGCGGCCGCGCCCAAACCCTTGCGGTAGGTGACGGGCCGCGTGGACAGCACGTATTCACCCGTCCCCGGCATCAAGGCCACGGCCCGCACCATGTCGGCTGCAGCCGGTGTCATCTCGCGGGCAGGCTGCGGGGCGCGGGTCACTTCGAATGCAAACTGAGGCACCCGGTTACCGTAGGGTGTCAGATCCAGATCCTCGAACACGACATAGGCAATGCCGCGGTAGGCCGGCACCTGCCCCGCGCCTTCGACGGCCTCCATCAGGGGGTCGGGCATCTGATCCTGCGTGCCCTTGTAATGCCGCATGGACACGGTCGATCGATCGAGTTCCACGCCATCCAGCCAGATCCGCCCGACGCGCCGGATCTCTCCCTCGCACAGCGCCACCGCCAGGCTGATCGAATAGGAATAGGTCGTGGTCTTGGGTTGCGGTGGGGCCCCCTTGCCCCCGCCCGACGTATTGGTCGTCTCCAGAAATTGCGTGGCCCAGATCACCTGTCCGCCCAGTCGCATCCGGCCAAAGATCTGCGCCACGGGCGCGCCCTCATTGGCGCCTGTGATGCGAAACTGCTCCACCCGCCCGCGCTCGACCGGCTCCGAGCCGCGGCCCAGCAGCCGCTGGTCGATCGCCCGGCCAAGCGTCGCCCCGACGGCACGGCCCACCACGGCGCCCGTCAACCCGAGAACGGTGCCGGAATACAAACCGCCAAGCGCCGCGCCCGCCGCCGATAGAAGGATCGTTGCCATAGGTTCAGGTCCTTTCAGGAAACGCGAACCGCGCCGCCAATCGCCGCCCCCAAGGGGGCGTCAGCGCGCTTTCCACCACCCCACGCCCTGAATAGGCGTGGATAAAGGTCGGGGCCGCACCGATCTCGGCCTGGACCCCCACATGTTTCGCGACCCCACCGTCGCGCATCCGGAACAACAAGATGTCCCCCGGCGCCATGACCTGCATCGGCCTGGGGATCAGATGCCGGGACGCGGCCGCCCAAAGCCGTTCCTCGCCCGAGGTCTCGGACCAGTCCGCCGTATAGGCCGGAACGGATTCCGGCTCGGCCCCGTGCAACTCGCGCCAGACGCCCCGCAGCAGGCCCAGGCAATCGCAACCCGCACCGCGACAACTGGCTTGATGCACATAGGGCGTGCCCAGCCAACCGCGTGCCACCGATACCGCGTCGATCACCGTCGGCTTCCGCCGCTTCGGGCCGATACGCGCGACGGATGCGCGACCACCCAATCATCGCCCGGAATATCCGGAAACCCGCGAAAATTCAGAAGGTTGGCAAACTTGAGCCGGCAGGTCTCCATCCGCTTGTCGCACCCGGCTGTCAGGCGCACCCGGTCGCCGCGCCGCACCTCCGCGCGCAGGCGATCCCACAACTCCACCCGGCGGCGAGCATCCTCGACCCGGTCGATCTTGATGGCACCGGTCAGGCCCTGGGCCGCCCCATCCAGAACATCCATGCGGCCGCGCTCGAACCACCGCGGTTCGAACGGATCAATCCCGTCGAACCACAAGACCCGTGCATCGTCGATATCGGCGATCACCGCCTCGGTGACATAGCCCACCGTCGCCAGGTCAAAGCGGCACGCCCCATCGCCCAGCACGGCCGAACAATTGCGTTGATAGACCCGCCCCGTCGGCACATTCATCGCCTCGGCCAGACCGCGCAATTCGACAGAAAACGCGCCATTGGCCCGCGTCAGTTCGCCAAATGACCCACGGAATTGCAAAACGCGGTTCTCGGGGGCGTCCCATTGCACGAGCCACGCCTCGACAGCGGCCCCGTCAAACCGACCCGCCATGATATCCTCTTCGGTGATCGCCGCGTCGCTCAACGCGCCCACGGCTTCGGTATTGTCGACCGACAAGCCGGTGGTCTGCATCAGTGCCGATGCCGTCAAACCCGTCTGCGCCCGAAACGTCATGTCGTCAAAGCCCAGGTCGCGGTCATGATCCGTGAACCCCAGGGTGATCCCGTCCGCGCGCACCACTTTCCAGCACCGCGCAACACCTGTCGCACCTGTGGCCAGATGGGCATCCAGTGCCGCAACATCTCCCACGCCCCCGCTCATAGCCGGATCTCCGCGACCGGTACGGCGGGCACCTCGCCCGCCTGAAAACTCGCGACACTGGTCTGGATCATGTCGGTGTCAAAGCGCACCGGCACATCGAATTCGAAGCCGGCCGTTATGGTCTCGCCGGCATCAGGGGGTTCGGCAAAGATCACGCGTCCCGCAATCGGGTCGAGATCCCAGTCGATCCCAAGCGTCTGTTCGTCATTCGAAACACCCACCAGAACAGTGCCCTCGACGGGTTTCGCTATGGGCCGACCATAACTGTATTCGCCCGACCGATAGGATTTGCTCAGCTGAAAGACCGTGGTCTGTCCGTCCGCCACCGCGATCTGCTGATCACGAAATTCGGGGGTGCCCGACGGCGCACAGCTCTTGAAATCGGACCAGTCCTTCCAGCGAAATCCGAACAGCTGCCCGCGCCGCGCCTCGAAAAAGGCAATCAGCGTCGCGATGTCATCAAGCGATCGCAGCGACACACCCGCATCATACCGTCGCCGCGAATGCGCCCAGGGCGTGTTGCGTTCCTCGAACCCATTGGTCAGCGTGACGACTTCCGTGCGCCGTTCTGGCCCCCCGACCGACCCGAAACTCAGATTGGCGGGGAAACGAACCTCGTGAAAACCCATGTCTCAACCCCTCTTCAACGGTTTCGCTGACCGCGCGCCAGGGCGCGACTGACCTGGGCTGCGACCTGGCTCTGGCTGCGCTGGAAGCCCTGCACGTCTGGCGTGGTGATATGCATGACGACCTGAACCGGCGCGCCGCCGCCCGCCGATGCCACGCCCAGTTTGCCGTCAGGCCCCCGGCGGAGCGGCATGATCGCTTCGGGGCCGGCCTCACCCATCAGCCCCGTACCGCCACGCATCGGAAACGACGTCGGTCCATGCACGACCCCGCCCCTGGCAAATGGCGTGACGCGCCCCTGGGATATCGCGCCACCCTTCTGAAAGGGCAAAATGCCACTCATCAAACCATTGATTCCATTTGCCAATGCGCCGCCCAGCGCGTTCTGGACCGGTGTGATCGCCGTGTTGTAGGCCGCATCCGCCAGGCTTTGGGCCACCCCGCGCAACGCGTCCGACAGGCGCATGCCGTCGAACACCACGCCGTCGAATGCGCGTCTCAACCCACCGCCCACGCTGCGGCTCATGCGGTCGACCTCGCGGCCGGTATACAGCATCGTGTCCTGCATGCCGCGCAACTCGGCCTGAAAGGCCTGCGCCATGCTGGCCGCCCCCGCGAGGCTGATTTCCAGATCCGCAATTTGCGCGTCCAGCCCGTCGAGGTCATCATCGATCTCAGCCATGCCCGTTCTCCTTGGGGTTCACGTCGGGAAACCGGGCCGCAAGGGCCTCCAACCTGTCACGCGCCATCGGCGCGTGCCCCGGCACGTCTCCCAACAACATCAACAATTCGGCGGGCGTCAGCCGCCAGAACCTGTGCGGCTTCAATCCCAGCCCCTGCATCCCGGCCCGCATCAGCGCAGGCCAGTCGATCACCTGCCTGGCGGTTGTGCGCTCCGTCATTCAGGTACCCGGAACGCCAGCACCAAGAGGCGCGCGGCCACGCGGGCTGCCTCAAGCGGGCCGCCCTGGATGTCCGCCCGCACAAGATCGTGCAGATCGCCTTCCCAGCCCCCGCCACGCAGGCCCGCAGCCACAAGCAACAGAACATCGCGCGCGCGCAACGCCGTCCCCTCGAACCGGGCCACCAGGTCGGCCAGGCTTTCCGTCTCCAGCCGCGCCTCCAGTTCGGCCAGCGCGCCCAGTGTCAGTTTGGCCCGGTAGCGCCGGCCATCCACGACCAGGGCGACCTCGCCCGCATAGGGGTTGGCCATGGATCAGATCGCCGTAAACGTCAGCTGCCCCGCCGACGACATCGACATCTCGTAGGTCGCTTCCCCGTCATGGGACCCCGCATATTCGATCGCGGTGATCTGGAACGCGCCCTGCACGATCCCGAAATCGGGGATCACGACCTGAAAATCCGGGATGCCGCCATCGAAAAAGATCTGCCGCGCCCGCTCGTCCGTCGCCTCGTCGCGAAAGATGCCCGACCCCGAGATCTCGGCGGTCTTCACACCAGCCCCGCCCAACAACTCGCGCCAGCCGCCCGCCGACTCCAGGCTTGTGACGTCCACCTGTTCCGAATTGAACGACAGGCGCGACGCACGCAGGCCCGCGATTGTCTGGAACACACCGTTCCCGTCCATGTCGACCTTGACCAAAAGGTCTTTTCCACTTTGGGCTGCCATGACAGTCTCCATTCTTGTCAATAAGTTACGAAACGTCGTTTATGCGGTGTCTTCATCCACATGGGCCCGGAACCAGACCTCGATCTGGCGACCGGTGGCCGTTCTCCGCGCCACCGCCCGCAAGAAATTCAGGCTCACCACACGGCCCCGGCTCAGCGTCAGATCGCTGCCAAGCATTCCGTCCGATACCGCCACAGCCAGCGCCTTTGCGGATTGAAACCCCGCCTCGTCACTGAAGACCGTGATCGGAAAATCATAGAGTGCACCCGCCCCGGTCATGTCGGACCGGTTGCGCGCCCGTTCCGCGCCAAGGCTGACATAAAGCGCTGGCACCGGCCCCGGCGGAAGCGCGTCATGGATTGCCCCGCCCGACAGGGCCGCAACCGCACTATCGGCGACCAGCGCGTTGTAGACCGCGACCTGCAACGCGGCGGTGGTTCCATAGCTCATCGCCCGACCTCCTCATATGCGAAACAGGTCAGCGTGCCGTCATGGGGGAACGCCTCGTGCACCGTCTCGATCCAATACACCCGGTCCCCGTCCAGAAACCTCATCTCGGGGCCCGGGCGCGACAGGGCCCCGTGAGGCGCCGTCCTGACATGCACCTTCAGCTGCAACCGCGATGCCTGATCGAGATCACGACCGGCACCGCGCAGCTCGACCGCCCCCCAAAGGGAGCCCAGCGTCACCCATGTCTCGACAAAGCCGCCTGCCCCGTCAGGCGTCCTTTGCGGCGCTTCCAGCATGAGACGCCTGTTCATCATCCGGGCGCGCTTCATGCCCCGGCCCCGCGCAACCGAAGCTGCCGATATGGCTCCAGCAGAACTGAAACCGTCGCCGGGATCGCGGTATCGGGCTGCCAGTCCTGGCCCCAGAACTGCCCGGCCAGCATCAACACCGCGCGCTTGAGATCGGCAGGCATACCGGCCCAATCCGCGCTGAAGCCGGCCGTGAACTCGATCTCGATCGTCCCGCTTTGCGAAGGGGCCGGAAGGTTGCTGGCCGTTGCCGCCAGAACCGGGCGATGGCCGTCGGGCCGCAGGACATAGGCGTCAGGCGACACAAGCGTTTCATCACCGGACCGGCTGATCAGTTTCACGGCCTCCACCGCCACAACCGGCGCCACCGGCAAGGGATGCCCCGAGGCATCCCGCCAATCCATCAAGGTCAGACCGAAACGGCGCTGAAACAGCGCCTTTCCGATCCGCGCCTCGATGGCTGAAACGGCAGCACGCAAACAGCTTTCCAACTGCGCATCCTGACTGCCATCATCCGCAAAGCCACGGGCCAGCCTCAAATGATCCGCCAGTTCCGTGACCGGCCATGCCGCACCCGGCACCGAGGTCAGTTCGACCATCATCATTGTCGATTTCTCCGTAATACCTGCCATTTTCAATGGACGGGACGGCATACCGCCCGCACTGCTCGAGCGGAGAGACGCGCAGCTGGATCACGCGCGGGACACCGCCCCTCCCGCCCCACGGCAGCCAGGGCCACAGGACGGGATCTTGGTGGTATCGATGTCAGGATGCGCCGAACCTCATGACCTTGATCGCCGCGTAGTCCGAGATGTTCCCGCCCACACGCTTGGTGGCGTAGAACAGGACATGCGGCTTGGCGCTGAACGGATCGCGCAAGATGCGCAACTCCGGGCGTTCGGCGATGGTGTAGCCAGCCGCGAAATCGCCAAAGGCAATCGCATAGCTGTCAGTCGCGATATCCGGCATGTCCTCGGCAATCAGCACCGGGTACCCCATCAGGCGCGCCGGCTCTCCTGCGGCCAGACCATCCGACCAAAGGAACCTGCCATCGGCATCCTTCATCTTGCGAACCGCGCCCGCGGTTTTCGAGTTCATCACGAAGGTCGCGTTCGCCCGGTATTGCGCCCCCAGCGAATAGACCAGGTCCACGATGGAATCCGCTGGGCTGACCGCGTCGAAATCGCCGGCGGTGCCGGTGGCGATGTACCCAAGCGCCCCCCAGCTCCAGACCGCGTTGTCCACGATCAGCCCCGACAAGAAGCCCGTCGGCTTGCCCGCCCCATCGCCATTGATGAACGCATCCGCCTCGGCGCGGGCGAACTTGTCGGCGATACGCCCGGCCAGCCATCCCTCGACATCGAATGCGCTGTCGTCCAGCAAACGCTGCGAGGCCTTCGGCATCGCCGACAGCTCATGCAGCGGGATCGAGATGCGCTCGATCTGCGGGGCGGCCGTTTCCGCGCTGTCGGTGATTTCATCAGCCCAACCGGCACCGGAGTCGCTCACGTCGATCAGCACGTCGAACGAGGTCGCATCCACCGTGACCAGGCTCGCGATCGAGCGCAGGCTCGACCCCGACCGCAGCACAGACTGGATCGCGTCCGCCGTCTGCGGATCGACAAGATACCCGCCCTCCGCATTCACGGCCGTGTTCAGGCCCTTTTGCTCCAGCTCAAGGCCCCGCAGGCCATCATCATCGCCGCAGCGCAGATAGGTCCCCAGCGCCTTCTTGTGGGGCGCGCCGTGGTCGGTATCGGCCGACAGCGCCGGACGGGAATGGGTCATGGTCTTCGTGGTCAGCATAGCAATCCGCTCTTCCTGCTTTTGAAACTTTGCATTCATGTCATCCTGGAACTGGTTGAACTCCGACAGAAAACCACCAAGAGCTTCCTTCACTTCAACCATCGGCGCCTGGGCCATACGGGGCTGTTCCGCCGCCCCGGATCGGGTCTCGGTCATGCACATCACCTCTGTCTGATGCTTGGGGTCAGCGGGGCTCGCGCGCCGCCAGTTTTCGACGGGCCGCATTCAGCACCCCCGCCAGTTCACGCAGGTCTGCGGTCTTGGCCTCCTCGGCCTCGGCCGCGGCCACCCGCGCCTGTGGCAACATCGGAAAGGTCACAAGCGACACCTCCCAAAGATCCACCTCCGACAGGAGCCTGCGCCCCGTATCGTCCTTCGTGGCCCGCACCGTCCGATACCCGATGCTCAGCCCGTCAATTGCCCCCGCCTCGATCAGCGCGGCGGCCTCCCGGGCCCGGGCAACGCTGTTGAGCAACCGGCCCTTCACATAAAGGCCGCGGTTGTCCTCGCGCACCTCGTCCCAGATGCCGATGGGTTCGCTCGGGTCATGCTGCCACAGCATCTTGACCCTGCGCCCGGCCTGATCGAGCGCCTTGAGGCTTCGGGCATAGGCGCCTAGCTGGACAACGTCACCGCCCTGATCGCAGGCCCCGAACAGGCTGGCATAGCCCGCGATCTCCCGACCTTTCGTCACCGTCAGACCCTCGTCGAACCGGGCGAATTTCGTCTCAAGCCCCGTTTGGATCAGTCCATTCATATCAAACTCCTATCCGCCAGGGCTTGCCTGGATCAGCTCGTGGATACCTTGCGCCAGGATCACGCTGACAACGCCAAAGACCGCCAGCCACAGCCGTCGCTCCAACCGTTCCAGGGCGGTCTCGATGCCCTGCAGCCGAAAGTTCAGCGCCTCCCAGCGTTCGTGCTGCACGCGTTCATTGGCCTCGATCCGCGCGTGGGCCATGTCGAACGGCGCGTACAGGTAGCGTGACCCGCCCCCATCGCGCGCATTCATGCCTCCTCCGGGCGATCAGGCAGGCCAAGCATCCGGCGTTTTTCGGTGTCTGACAGGAACTCCGCGTCCGCCACGCGGCGCCAATGGGCCTCGCGTTCACTGGCCAGGGCCGGCACCTGGTCCAGGTCCGGCTTGAGGTCCACCAGATCCCCGGTCAGCTCCCCCAGCCAGCCCGACAGATGCGACAGCACCTTGTGCGCCAGCGGCAAGACCGTGAGACGATAGAACGCCCGGTTCGCTTCGGCGTAATTGGCATAGGTCGCATCCCCCGGAATGCCCATCAGCATCGGCGGCACACCAAAGGTCAGCGCGATATCCCGCGCCGCCGCCTCTTTCGTCTTGTGAAATTCCATGTCCGACGGGCTGAAACCCATCGGCTTCCAGTCCAGCCCGCCCTCCAGCAACATGGGACGCCCGGCATTGCGCGCGCCTTGATGATGGGCCTCCATCTCGGTCTGCAGACGATCGAACTGGTCCTGGCTCATGGTGCCACCCCCGTCCAGGCCCCGATACACGATGGCCCCCGAAGGCCGCGCGGCATTGTCCAGCAAGGCCTTTGACCAGCGTGCCGCCGCATTATGGACATCCAGGGCGGTTGCCGCCGCCTGCAACGGCGCCAAGCCATAATGGTCGTCTTGCGGGTGGAAGGTCTTGATATGACAGATCCAATCCGGTGCGTAGCGGTGCCTCTTGGATCCCACCACGTAGTCATAGGCCATGGGCCAACCGTCAGGTCCGGGCACAAGGCTCATGCGATCGGAGCGCAGAACATGAAGCTCTCGGACACCGCCCGTTTCGGCCTGAACCGCCTCGAAATAGGCATTGCCCGACAGCATCAGCTGCGCATAACCAGCCTCCAGCAGGTCGGCACGGGCCTGCGCCTGGTTGGGCCGCATCAACAACGACAACAACGGATGCGTCTCGTAGCGACGCGTCCCATCCTGACAGATCACCGGCAAGGCTGCGGCGGCCTCGGCGATCAACTTCACCGCGCGAAACCCGACCGGGTTGCCCTGAAATCCGTTCCTGGTCAGCGAAACCGTGTCCCGCGGACTCCATGCCACCCGGCCAGAAGACCCCCAGACCGCGACCTTTGCGCTGGCCGATGCCTTGCGCTCCGGCGTCTTTGACCGATCTTTTCGCAAGAATTCCAATACCATGCGCCTCTCTCCTCACGTGATACATGACGACGGGTCGTGCGGCGGTGTTCCCGCGCCCGTCACAAGGTCCCATCAGGGCCAATTCAGATGTTGGGTAATCTCAGAGCCGGCGAATGCCCGGCTTCAGCGCCCGCTGCCCCGGCACGAGGAGCCCCTCGGTCAAGGCCCAGACCAGGGCGTCCACACGGTCCGGGCTGCCCTGACCCTCATATCCCCTGAGGCTCATCTTGCACATTTCGTCTTCCAGCTCCGGCAGTACGCCCAGGTGGCGCACCCGACCCTGCTCATACAAGGCCGCCACCGGTTCCGCGCGCGCCACCTTCCCGCGCGACGCCCGCACCGCCCGGTAATTCACCATCGGATCGACCTGCCGCATGATCATCTCGACAAGATCGCCGCCTTGATTGACCTCGGCCACCATGCGTTCGGCCCCATGCCGATGATAGGCCGCAGCCGCCGCCTCGGCCCAATGCTTGGGGCTTGCCGCCCGCACCGATCGATCGTCCAGAACGACCGCGCGCCATTCATGGACAGGACCATGCTCGACAATTGCCACCACTACGATCCCGCACGCGTCCGATCCCTCGTGACCCGTCACCGGCGGATCCACCGCAACCAGCACGCGTGCGCCGTGAGGGGCCGCATCAACCCGCGCTGTGTCCAACGCAGCCCGCGTCCACAGCGCGTCTTCCGCGTCTTCCAGCAAGACACCATCCAATTCCTGGCGACCCAGCCGCGTCCGCCCATACCGCGCCCGCACTTCCTCCAGGAAACTCGGTGCCAGGTAAGCCCGGTTTGCCTCCGTTCTGGCCTGCGTCCGCACGGTGCTGTCGCGGCTCATCAATTCCTTCAACACCTGCACGTTTCGGGGCGTCGTCGTCACCACCTGTTGCGGATGCCGCCCAAGGCGCAGCCCGAACTGCAGCATGTCCCATGTCGCCTGGGCCTTTGGCCATTTTGCCAGCTCGTCCGCCCAGGCCGCATCGAATTGCGGGCCGCGCAATGCCTCCGGATCATGCGCCGAATAAACCCGCGCCTCCGCACCATTCGGCCACTCCAGACGCCGCTCACCTGCAATCCATTTCGGGCGGCGATCCGGGGGCGAACAGGCCAGTATCCCGCTGTCTCCCTTCACCATCACCGCCAAGGCCTGGTCATAGGTCTCCCCGATCAGCGCCATCCGACGTGCGCGTCCGGGCGCCGCGGGCGTAGCGCCCTCGACCATGGAGCGCACCCATTCCGACCCGGCGCGCGTCTTGCCCGCACCGCGCCCACCCAGGATCACCCAGGTCTTCCAATTCCCCTCGGGTGCCACCTGGTGCGGCAAGGCCCAGAATTCGAAAAGATAGGGCAGCGCCGCCAGCGCCTCTTCACTCAGGCTCGTCAGGAACCGTTCCACCACCTCCGGCGGCTCTGAGGCAAGCCAGGCGGAACTCGATTTCAGCCCGCGCGGCACCAAGGTCCAGCTCTGCGTGCCGCCCTGTTCTATGGATCTGGCTTCCGGCCTCATGTACCTTCCCCTGCATCTGCATGGCATGGAGAAAGGCCAGGTTCACAACCTTCACCTCCTTCACCACACCTGTTTCATCCGGGCGCGCCGCAACCCGGGCCGCGTCGACCGTGCTCTCCAACACCTCGACGGCCGCCTCCAGCGCCTTGTAGGCCCGCGCCACTGTCCGTTCCGCCTGGGCCAACGCGTCGTGCTCGACAATTCTGTCTGTCAT